ACAGCACAACGCCTGAGCCAATTGAATTTACCACTAACTTTGAGACGGCTGCGTCAGGGGTGGTTTCAAGTTCTTCTGCTGGGAATACATTTACTACAGTCACTCAAATCCGCACGGGAGATTCTAACCTACCAGACCCTGTGGAAATAGAAGCTTATGAGATTGTTCAGTCGGGAACAGCTGAGATTTTAAAGCTGGCAGAAATCCAGCAAGCAAACACAGTAACTAGATTCAGGAGATACAGGATAGGTAGTTATTCCACACAAACATCCCAAACACTTAGGCTACTAGTTAAAAGACAATTTAAACCACTGGTAAATTCTTATGATGCAGTTTACCCAAGCAACTTAAACGCCATAAAACATGCTTTGTTAGGCTCAGTTGCTGAGGATAATGCTGACATTGAAAGAGCGCAATACCATTGGACTATTTGTAAACAGCTTCTTGAAGAAGAATTAGACGCATATCGAGGAGCCGCTAAACCAACAGTTCGCTTTGATCCTTCTGGATCTAGCTCACGCGTCCCCAACCTATTATAATTATGAACGAAATCATTACATTCATCACTGAAAATAAACAGCAAGTTATCGGAGTTCTCACTTCAATAGTCGCAGTAGCATCAGCTATCTGTGCCCTAACACCCACACCTAAAGATGACGGCATAGTGCGAAAGCTCTATGTGATTGTCGAATGGATGGCGTTGAATATCGGAAAATCGAAACAGAGATAGTATGCGCATAATGCGTTTAGTCACAGCAGCCCTAGAAGCTTTTGTAGGATTAATCGAACTTAAAAAGACACGCTACGTAGATGATATCGAAGATGAAATTGATGAGCTTGCCCGTATTGGTAGTCCTGCTGCAAAGTTGCGCATCGAAAGATTGGGCAAACGACTCAGCCGCGAACGAGAGCGCACTATACGATCCGCCGACCGTAACGTTGATTGAAGGTAAGAAATACGAATTTTCTGAGGGGACACTAGTAGGTAGAGGAGGACATAAGTTCCACAGTCATTACTCATACCTAAGAGCTATAACTATTGGTAACAAATGAACTCTTCAAAATTAATTGACACCCTTCTCGGAACGTTAACCCCAACGATAGCAATTGCCGCATCTATGCAGGAGCAAATAGAATATTGGCTGCGCATTATATCCCTTGTATTGGGAATCGCAGTAGCAGCCGTATCTCTTTATCGATTACTTTCTAAATACAAAAAATGATAGGACTCGCCATAGGACATTCTAGACTAGGAGATAGTGGGGCATATACTGTAGGGCCTAATAGTATTAGTGAACATAAGTTCAATTCAGAACTTATTCCTTTAATAACCCCTATGCTAAACGTACCATACAAGGTGTATGATGACTATAAGGCGCGTAGTTACGTGGGGGCTATAAACTATGTGTCCCGTAAAATGCGGCAGGATGGGGTGGACGCTTGCATTGAGTTACATTTCAATGCCGCTGGGCCAAAAGCCACAGGGCATGAGTGGCTGCATTGGGAGTCTAGTAGAGGTGGGAAGAAACTTGCTACAGAACTAAAAGAGCAAATGGAAAAGTATTATCCTGATATGCGTTCTCGTGGGGTGAAGCCACGGGGAAGGGGACAACGCGGGGCACTTTTCCTGAGAAAAACACCATGCTACGCTTGTATATCTGAACCTTTCTTTGGTTCTAACTCCGATGATGTATCTTTAATAATGTCTGATTTAGCGAAGTTAGCTGCGGTATACGCGGAAGGTATAAACAAATTTTATGCGTAATGAGGATTCCCAAAACCATACGTGTAGCAGGGCAGACAGTTCGTATCCTGAAAGAAGACTTAAGTGATGACGGTTTGTTTGGGTATTACAGCCACGACAGAAAAGTAATTATTCTATCTAAGCATTTAAAAGATCAGCAGATAATGCAAACACTGAGGCATGAGTTAATGGAAGCCAGCCTTTGCATATCTGGGGTAGGGTTTTGTGAAACGTTTGAACAAGAAGCCGTAGTTAGGTGTATGGATGAAGTGTTCTTCCCTGCTTGGGACAGATTGAACAAAAGAACCAGCAATGGATGAAACGAAAAAAGCTGCCCCCTCAGTTCAGTAGAACGAAGGGACTGCTAGTCTTCACGCCTAACAGCGACAATATAAAAGAAGCGTTCGAACGAAGCGAAGAATTAGGGGTGCTCCCCAACTCTTTCACTAGGGGGGCAGGGAGGATGACAGGTTTTTTAGGGGAGGTTGCTTTTGAAAACCTGTATCCTGAAGCCTTATACGTGGGAGATAAAATCTACACCCACGATTATGAACTAGGTAAAAGGAGGATTGACGTTAAGGCAAAGTGTTGCGCAGGCAAACCTCAACCACACTACACTGCATCAGTTAACTGTCCTGAGGGGAAGAAGCTTCCTGCTAATGCTTATTACTTTGTCAGGGTTAAGAAAGATTTCACCAGAGCATGGATGTTGGGGTGGGCTACAGGACTCAAGATTCAGAAATCAGGTGTATATAAGAAAAAAGGTGAACCCGATGATTTCGGATTCACCTATAAAGTGGACGGATATCACTTGCCTATTGAGGGACTTCGTCCAGCGAACTCCCTTTAAAGTCGATATCGTATCTCTCGTTAACATCGATAGTCCACACCTTACCCCCACCTTTCCCGATAGATTTGATGGGCCTCAATTTTGTATTAGACTTCCTGCCATCCTCTAGATGAGCTAACCCATTTCTCACAAACTCAAGTCTGTTTGAAGCCCCCAAAGTTCTGCCGTTGTTGAAGGTATGTAAAGCTCTCTGAAACTCAGTTAGCGTCCCGCTCCATTCTCCTTCGACATCGTTTTCGCGAGCTGCTTTAGCAAAGAAATCAACAAGCTCTGCTACTTGTGATCTACTTGAGTTGTCGTAAGCGGCATATGCAATACTCTTATCGATGTAACTTACCACCCCAAACCTGTCATCATCTATAATCTCAGCAGGTGGATCCCATTGCTCTAGCCAAGCGAGAAAGTGAGGCATCTCAGTACGGATAATGTTTTCTAGTTTTGTTTTAATTGGGAAATTAAACGGTGTCTTTGAAACCTTAAACGCCATGATCTTATCCTTATTACTTGAGTCAAGAGTTGGTATAACACTCATGCTGTTAGCGTCATCGTTAAGGCTTACAACAACTCTACCTGCCCAAGGGAGTGTCACAGCGTCTGCGTATTTGGCCATAAATTCAATACGGGGGTTGGCCACAGCTCGCTTAATAAGTTCTGTTGCTTTCCTCTGATCCTGAAATGAAGCAGCACTAACTGTATCATCGATGACCCAGCAGGCGGCTCTCCCCAAATCTTTGTTGAACTTTGTCCCACCAGATAAATAATCACTAGCGTCTGCATAACCACCCACTGCGGCTGCAATAATCTTATTGGACATAAGTGTCTTTCCTTTCTTAGCAGGCCCAACAAATATACACGCTTGTCCTTGATCTTCTCTGTTGTTTATTACGCCAGCGTGATAACGTTTCAGCCAAGCAAAGAAGTAATACTTAGTTCTTATTTCGGTTGAGTCTTCGAAGAATTGATCGAAGAACATATCGAGCCAAGCCCAGTTTGAAGGATCAGGATCACCCGAAGCTAATACAGGTTGGATGTTGGAACTGTTAAGTATCCTTAGCCCATTGAAATCAACGACTATTTCGTTGCGCCTAAATACAACAGGAGCAATCTCATTTATCCTATTCTGATTACTAATGACCAGTATAGCATTCTCCACTTCGGAGATGTTATCTCCTTTTTTTGTAGCGTTCTTGAATCCACGTTGCCTAAGTTCTAGAACCAGCTGCTCTCTGGGAATAGGTTGTGCGGCTTTATTAAGTAGTTTAAAAAACTGCCTACCATTGAACCAATACTCGTCTAGCAAACCCCCCATCTTCTTTTGCTCGTATGCCTTAACAAAGCTAGGGCCGAATATTTCCCTCCAAGGTTTCCACCCATAGTCTCTGTCTGAGTATACAATCATACCATCCTCAAACACTTGACAACCTTCGCGATCAATACCGTCATCAATCCAAAACAAAGGGCCTCTTGACCCTACCTCAAAGTCACCAATCCATCGATTCGGGAATTTCTTTTGAACTTGAGAAGCGACTTCTTCTATAGGTATAGATGTGTCAGCAGATTCAGGAGGGTTATTCTTAGCTGCCTTTATAAGTGCAGTCTGAACAACCGCCGCTGGAACTTTCCCATTAAGCGGAACCCACTCAGTTCCCAACTCAAAGTATTGTGATGGTTCTTCAGACTTCCTGTCATACCCAGCGAATATCTTGGAGAAGTTTATGAGCTTCTTAAGCTCCCCCATAAAAGCACGGTAAAGAAAATGAGGGATAGAACACACCTCCTCAAATTCAAACACTACACGGATATACCCACTATAAGTCATAGCCCTCCACGAAGGCATACAGTCCACACATTTAGAAGCTATGATGTTATCAACGTTAGACCAATCTATGGGAGCGTCATAGTCAGCAGCAACACCGTGCGCCTTAACCACTTTATTCTCACCTTCAATACGAGCACCGCTATTTAGTCCCTCTACCATACTGAAGAAATAATGATCAGTATCGGTTTTCCCGCACCACTCTCTATATAACGCTTTTGATTTAAAGACTGGTCTCTGGGCAACAATCTGCGACATATCATCGCAAGCTGTAGTTTTCTTGGCTCTAAGATTTTTAAGGTATCTGTATTTCATTTTTCATATTTTGTTAGTATTGATCCCTCTGCATCCACTGGGATATCAGGGATCCATTCAGGAGGTTTGGACATTATGGAGATAACATCCTTTAGTGTTTCCTCGGCTTTATCTTCATCCGCTTCGATTACCATCTCGTCATGAACGTGCATAATAATTCTATGCCCTGCTTCAGCTACTCTAAGAAGCATGTCAGAAAAAATATCTCTAGCTAAAGCTTGGCTGGCATTCTCTGCCACAAGCCCTCCCCAGAGTCGGACGGTAATACTTTTGCCGTGCTTAGGCATCCTAGTTAGGAAGTGTAACCTCCCCCCTTCAGCCAAAGCTTTGAGTTGGCCATAGTTCAGAACTCTTCCGCTAGGCAGTTCTATTGTAAATTCAGACTTAGCTAGGTGAGAATTTTCAATATCACTGGTGTATTCATTCCAGAGATTCTTAACCTTCTTCATCTTCGTTCTGTATTTACGAACTCTTTTACCAGCTTCGTCTTCACTAATACCAGACATAGAGGAGAATCTAGTGGCCCCCGCCCCATAACCACACCCTAACACCATTCCTTTTACTGCGTGTCTAAGTTTAGGGTCTTGTTTAATTGAGCCTTTTTCTTCGTCCCACATACCAAACCTAACAGCAAAAGCTTCATAGATGTCCTTTGTGTTGCGTATCTCATCAAGCATTTTAGAATCTCTAGCTAACCAGCAAAGTGTGCGAACTTCAATCTGAGAAAGGTCAACTGCAATTAATTTTTTGTCAGGTTTAGGGGCGATCAAATGCCTGAGATTCACACCAAACATTTCCTCCCTCGGTAAATTCTGTAGGTTTAGGTTCCCACCAGACCCAGAGAACCTTCCTGTGTGCGCCCCAAAATACATGCACCCCCCGTAATATCTGCCATCTGGCATTGTGGCGTAGTCAAAACTTTCAAGTTTCTTTTGGAGAGAGTTGATCCTACGCCAGTCTTTCACTGCGCTGATCCATTCATGCTCTTTGCTGTGATAAGCTACCCATTGCTGAGACTCTTCGTCAGTAACAGCTAAACTTACAGGAGGCTCAATACCCACCAGCAAACACTGCGCATCAAACGCAGCACGACTAAGTAGAGGCTTTTCCCCAAGCCATGGAATAACTTCTTCCGCTTCGAACAACTTAACCTTAATAGTTTCTAGTTGCTCTTTAAGAAGAGATTCATTTATAGGGATTCCTTCCTGAACAATCCTCCTATTCAGGGTGCTTATCCTCCTTTCAAATTCCGGCCAGTTGTCGCTAAGTGCCTCCCATAATTTAAGGCAGAGTTCACTATCTTTCAGTGCATATTCACTAACCTCGTCTTTAAAATCTTTTGTCATTTCCTCCCACCTCTTACCAGACATGTTATCCCTCGTGCTTTTATCCACGGTTAGGTCAAACAATTCTGCCGTTGACCCCTTCAAAGATCTTGGGAGCTTACTATAAGCGGCTAGGTCTGCTGTGCAGTGCCACTCAAATGGGTCACACGAATCCCACCATTTTTGTTCTACTCCATAAAGGTAAAGGGTCTCATCAAAACTAGCGTTGTGCGATAACACAATATTGCCATTAAGAATACTCCAGTCGAAATCTTTTGGGTGGCCAACGAAACTAGTCCCTTCGTTGCCAACAACGGAGACCATGTATGCATCAAATTGTGGGTGGCTAAAGTAGCCTAATGTCCCTAGAGTTTTGATGCTGCACTCTTTGTCGTAGTAGGTTTCAAAATCTACTGCATAAATATGTCTGTCCATAGGTATATAAGGTTTACCCCACCCCCCTTTTTTTATTGAACGGGAGGGTGGGGTATGAAGAGGCTTTTATGCGATTACCTCTAGGTGATGAAATTAACCAGCTAGTACACACACTGCCGCCGCATTACCTGTTTCCTTGTCGGAATTATTCTGATACAGTATCTGTCGTTTCAACCCCTAACTCCAGTTCTTCTGTAGTTGAGTAGCTTGCGAGAACCTGTTGAAGACCATTTCTAATAATCATTGTGGCTTGAAGATCAACTTTACATGTTTGAACTGCCTCTTCGATCTTAGAAATTACTTCATCGAGTCTTACAATCTCGCCCGACAACACTTCCATTTGATATTGAACGGCATCCATTACCCTAAATACCCCCCAATAAAGTCTACAACTTCATCACTAGGCTCTTCATTAGTGATGGTAAGGGATGGTGCAAACCAGCTGTATTTACCACGAGTAATCGCAGTAGACTGGAAATTCCATAGTCGCTTGTGAATAGGGGTGGTCTTGTTGAAGACTGCAAATGTCGCCAACCTTTTAAAGGTTTGGCGGTAAGCATCTTTTGCAACATTGATGCGGCCCATAGCATAGTTATCTTTCCCAAGAGGGAAAGGGAACGACTCAACATCATCACTCCCTTTAAATAAAAGAGTGATCTCAGCAAACTCAAGAATAGGATATTCTGAGTCTAAGCTAAGTGCTTGTTTTTCCTCAGCACTATTAGCAATACGAGGAATATCATCTGATTCAAATGGAACGTCTTCCCTCCATGCTTTATTAGCACTAAGTGGAACCACTTGAATTGGTTGTTCTGGTGCCGCAAGGATGATTCGCTTGTCCAATACAAGAGATCCATACGGGGCTGGGTTTCCATCAGGGCCAGTAATGTCACTGGTCTTTTGAACGACATTGACTCTTGGGATGTCGATGTCCGATTGATCTAACGTATCTGAAATTGCAGATGTAGTTAGTCCAGTAGTGGGAGCTTTGCTAAGCTCAGTTTTTTCTTTACTCATGTTTCTTGTTTCTTGTTTCTAGGTTTCCTCACGACAGTGTGTGTCGAGAGGGAGATTCTTCTATGATTCCTGCGTCCTGACAGTCATTCAAAAACTCAGAAGCCATCTTTTGTTTACCACCTTTTTCAGCGGTGTCACCAACGGCTTTAGCTATCTTGCTCACAGGGAGGCTTACATTGCTCAGGATTGATTCAGTGTCAACACCATATTTGTCTGCTATCGAAATAAATGTTTTGTGGTCAGTGACTTTTTTTCTAACACCAAGTTTTTTGAGGCGCAGGGTTGGTAGCTCCACACCGTCCTCAGCCAAAGCAATGGCCCTCTTCTTAAACCCTTCCGCCCAGTTGGTTACAATTTTTGCAATAGCCCAGAGTTGCTCTACAACTTCAGGGTCTTCAGTAGAGTCAATATCCACGTTAGGAAGGCGAGGATTTATTTTCTTCGCTACTTCTACAACAAGCCCCCCTAAAGCTGGGCACACATCTTCGAACTTGCAAAATCTACAATCAACTGTGGGTGTGAGTTCTGACAGATCAGGAGTGCCTGTTTCCCATTTAGGTCTTACTTTCTCAGCCTTGAGAATCACTTCTGACAACTCATCAGTAAGTTGTTTCATATCACTCCTCTTAAAAGGGTGGGACAAAATTTCATTCCTTTGTGGAACAAAAAATACAAACTCAATTGTCTCAAGTTTCGGAAACTTCTGAAAGCACCCAAGTGTGTAAGCTTTGGCTTGCCAGTTTTTATCGGGGGTGTCGATCTTGCTGATACCAGTTTTGTAGTCGATCAACACCCCCTTTGTATCCCCATACACATTAAAAAAATCACACGTTCCATATGTTGATGTGCCGTCGAGTTCGACATCAAGCATGATCTCCGAGTGTGTTTCAGTAAGATCTGACGAGTCAAAGTTCATAAGATACTCAGCCTGATCAGTAATGATCTCCTGATATATGCTCACCTCTTCTTCGCTCTGTAAGTTACTAGGGTCTTCTATTTCAAGAGCTTCGTGGATACGTGTTCCCATTTCCGCAGCAGCTGAAGATCCGTCTCTGCCTTTGTAACCAGCACACCCTGAGACGTACTTAAGTGACGATGGGGAGAACTCTGCATGGCCTCTTTGAGAGTGATCAGGTTGTTTCATGCGCCCACATAATCACAGGGGCGTATTACGGTCAAAGAAATTTTTCAGTTTCTTTAACTCTCCCACAAATAGCGAGCGATCAAAAACGCATCTACCATTCCATCATGAGGTACACGGCATCTTTTATTCTTAATCCAGCACTCATCCTCAGCTAGTTGTTGCGCCCGTTCAAGAGCTGCTTCCTTTGATTTGCCCTTAGCAATAAAGCCTAACATTCTTTTTTGCCACTTATGCACCGATATTCTTTGAACGTCATATTCATTTGCTTCTGCCATCCCTACAATTTTTCCAAAAGACAGAGCCATGGATCTAACAGCTTGGGAACTCTTTGCATGTGCGAGTGGCTCTTCGATAGCTATGGTGAAGGGCGTATTAAGATAAAGTATCCACTGTTTAAGAGCGCGAGTATCCACCTCTCGTTTTTTTAAAACCCATTTTGTGGGCATTGCAATCTTGTTTATGACGGAGCCATCAAACTTAGAGATAGCACACAGCCCTCCATCTAATCCGTTGTCAATACCTATGATCAAAACAAGTTAAGGGTAATAATTAAACCATCCCCCGAAGCAGGACTATATACAAATATATTTTTCTTAAGACCTTGTAAAAACAAAATCTCCTTCATGTTTTCTGGCTTAACTCTATAGAAAGCACCTTCAAGTTGTTTCACAGCAAAAGCTACATCCTCAGTGTCTTTCCTACGAATAAGAACTTTTGGGTTGTGGACAAGTTCTTTATTTTTAAATAGGCTCATTCCTTTTCAAGTATAGTTGTGTCTAAAAAGCAGGGTGCTGTTGGGCCAAGGTCAGTGTCCATTAATTGGTTAAGTGCCAGTCGTGCGTCTTCTTCATCAAGTCCATGCTCGTCTTGAAGAATGGCAAGTGACTTGAGGCTATCGTAACATGCAACAGGAGGCCCATCAGGTTTTTCAACTACCCCCACAAGGGCTTCTTGTAATTGATTAAAGAACATTATTTCTTCGTATCTAACTGGCTTAGTATTCTCTGAGAATACTTGACGTTTTACATAGGGATCTTCCTCTGGATTATACTCCCACGAAAAATTCTCAAAGTTGTTAATCATCTGACTGTATATCGATTACTGTTCCCTTACCCGTATCGGCCTTTCTATTATTCAGTATAGAAATATCAATATGCATTTTACTGGCACCACCCCCGCTGCTTTTAGAATTTAAACCAAGGTTTCTACGGATTAATTGGTCTAGCTCAGAAAGTTCTTTGATGTTTCTGGGGCCACTTATGTTTTTCATGTTGTCCCTAGCTAACCGTATAGCTGCCATAGCTATGTAGTTTTGGTATTTATCAGCAGGACTAGCTTGGCTTTCTGCAATTTGAAGGATCTCTTCTTCTTCTTTCATGCGAGCATCATGCTTGGCAAGTATAGCAGCTTCCTTTGTTAGTTTACTCATGTCTACATCTTCGACATGTTCTTCTGTTGTGTCGATTTTCTCAACGGGAGTAGACTCAACCCCACCATTTTTACGCGCAGGGATCCCACGTTTTTTAAACCATCTTCTTACCGTTCCTGCATGAACACCAAGTTCTTTAGCTATGGCAGAGGTCTTCCAGTCTGCATTATACATCTGAATTGCACGTTCTTGAATTTCGTCTTTGGAATTGATACTCATGTCAAAAGCTTTATTGTTACTAAAATATGGCTTTAATAGAGGACAGGGGCAAGCAGTTACTAGAACCTAAAATTTGTTCCAAAACAAAACAGATGGATGTGGGTGGCTTCACCATCCCCCCAACTAGTTTACTCACAGCACTTCTTTATGGTTTCGCTAAACATGAAGAACCCATTGCTCGTGAATATTATTTTTGGAGAATTTGTGACGAGTTGTGGAACCGCGATGACTTACCAGAAAAATTAATGGTAAAACACCCGTGGGCTGAAATGATGATCCGAGCTGCAATCAACAATAAATATCTTGCTGTTGGGGGTAGTGCGTCATCTGGAAAATCCCACACCATGGCGGCGTGGGGTATTGTAAATTGGTTGAGCCAGCCCCAAGATACTTTGGTTCTTATGACTTCAACTACGCTCCGTGAAGCACGTAAACGTATATGGGGTAGTGTGATGTCTCTCTTATCCGTGATTGATGATGCACCGATCAAGATCAGGGATTCAATTGGTAACGCTTCCTACGTCAACGAAAAAGACATTCTTATAGAACGGGCTGGGCTTTCATTGATCTCTGCGGAAAAAAGTAAAACTAAAGAGGCAGTCGGAAAATTCATAGGCATAAAACAGAAGCGTGTACTACTTATTGCGGACGAGATCAGTGAGCTTAGTGAGGCCATCGTTAATGCAGGTCTCACGAACCTGAGTAAAAACCCTTCATTTCAGATGATTGGTATGAGCAACCCCAACAGCAGGTTTGATGCTTTTGGGATTTGGTCAACTCCTAAAGATGGGTGGGATAGTGTGGACACCAACACTGCTGATGAGTGGGATACTAAATGGAAAGGTAAATATGTACGTTTAGATGGGGAAAGATCCCCAAACATTTTAGCGGGGGAAACAATTTACCCTTGGCTGCCCACACAAGAAAAACTTGAAGAAGACAAAGCTTTACTGGGGGTGGAGAGCCGAGGATATATGAGAATGGTAAGAGCTGTGTTCTTTGATAGCGATGAAACGACAGGCATATATACAGAGAACGAAATAACTAATAGCAAGTCCATGAACACTGTTCAATGGAGCAGCACTCCGGTTAATCTCTGTGGGATAGACCCTGCATTTACCAATGGTGGTGATCGGTCTATTGCTTTCTTAGCTAAGTGCGGCTATGACACTAGTGGTCAATATGTTATAGAGTTTGGGCAAGCCGTTCATTTAAATGATGACGCAACTAATAAGGCCATTCCAAGGACTTACCAAATTGTAAAACAAATTAAAGACCTCTGCATAAAACATAACGTCCCACCTGAGAATGTAAGTGTGGATGCCACTGGAGCTGGTGCTCCATTTTGTGACGTTCTCGCAGGTGAATGGTCTAGCCGCTTTATGAGGGTTTCGTTTGGTGGTAAGGCAAGTGACAAGCGAGTCAGTGCTAACAGTAAACTTGTGGGGCACGAACTATACGTTAACAGGGTATCTGAGTTGTGGTTTGTTGGGAAGGAGTTGATGAGAACAAATCAAGTCTTTGGGGTAAACTCAGATCTAGCCCAAGAAATAACAGGAAGAAACTACGATCATGTAAAGGGTTCAACTCTCCGCATGAAAATTGAAAGCAAACCAGAATACAAAGCTCGCTTTGGCAGAAGCCCAGACCTTGCAGACGCAGCGTTTTTGGCGTTAGATTGTGCCCGTCAGAGACTAGGTTTGGTAGCTGTTGATCCCCCAAAAGAAGGAGATATGTCCTTTAATAAACCCAGACGATCTATAAAAAGATTAGGGGGAGCTTTACAAAACGCTGACACTACCCTAGTCGATTGACTTTTTTTAATTCAAACCTTATAATTTAACTTATGGCTAAACCCGCTAAAAAGAATTCAGGAGGCTTACGATCTAGTAGTTTACGATCAAGTAGTTTGCGGTCAAGTAGTTTAAGCCCGTCGAAAGGATTACAAAAATCAGGAGGTTTGCAAAAAGACGCACCAAAAGTTGGGAGCGACGAATATTTCCAAGCACGTTCCCTTACTGGTGGGCCATCAAAAATTGCGAGAAGTGGTGAGGCTGGAGTTCAAGGTGCGGCTGGAGTTCAAGGTGCGGCTGGAGTTCAAGGTGCGGCTGGGGTTCAAGGTGCGGCTGGAGAGACTGGGTTTCAAAGTGATCGTGGGAGTGGTGGCGCGACTGAAGAAGCAAGAAATCGCCTTTTAAAAAATGTTGCTGAAACCACGAGTGCTAACCAAGAATCGACAGTTAATACAGGGATGGCGGAGCTGGACGCAGCGGAACGTGATGCACAAAAAACTTCCGCTTTAAACAAAGCTGAGAGAAGTTTTACCAACCCTACTGGGAAACAAGACTTTGGAGGTACGAACGAAGGAGTAGCTGATGTACTAGCACAAGGAAAGCTCACAGACCCAGCGACTGATCCTCCTATGGAGTCGCGAGTATCAAATCAACCAGCTCTTAGTCCCGATACTGCTGCTGCTAACGCCGCTGCTAAATCAGCTGAGACCGATCCGTATTCACAAGCGAATCTAGATGCTGGTTCTAATGACCCACAAACACCGGATATGACTGGGCTTCTAAGAGTCGCACCCATCATAAAAAAAACTCAAGATAAACTTACCGCAGATGCCCTAACTAATGAGGCCACTAAAGGACGAAACCAGCTCCTAGCAAATGTTGATGCGACAAATGAGAAAAACACGGAGGCTCCAAATCTTTTCGGAGAGACCGAAGAAGAGATGACAGAGGGAGACAAATACTGGAATCTTCAAGATCGAAAAGCCTTAAGGAAAAGAATTACAGAACAAGTCGCAGCTGGTAACTTTGACGGAGATGGTGGGGTTAATGAATTAGCTGAGAGAGGAATGACTGAGCTAGGCATTGGCAAAAAGGAAATGAACAGGGAGATACAGCAGGAAAGAGTAAGTTCTCTTCAAACCAAAGCCAGAGAAAATAGGGCGCAGCGTGAGCGAAGCCAATTAGGGAGCTACCAAGACTTCTATAAAAGGATGCAAGACCCCAACAGAACACTGTCGGTTGGGAAGCTTGGGGAGACGAGAAGTTTATATTCTAGGAATGCTGGTTTGCGGAAAGCAAAGAAGCTAAGAAAAATGGGATTCACTGCTGCTGCCAACGAAGCAGCTAACGACTGGGCTAAGTCAGCAGATAGTAATGCACCCGCTGTAGCATCACGGAAATACTTAGCCGCAAGAGATGCCGTACAAGCAAGGGCTGATAGGGCAAGAAACACGAATGCTCAATTGCAACAAGCGATGGCGGATCGTCTTATGGGTAAGATGAAAAACGATCCTAATTTTTTCCCTGACTTACAAGGTGGTGGGGGAAATAAGTTTCAAGAGCCAGCAGTTCGACAGCCAGAAATGGTTCAAGAGCCATTAGCGCAAACTGGTGATGGTATGAGAACGATGGAGAAAAGAAACTCCTTCCCTGAAGGATCGTCTAACATGAGGCAGGATTTCTTTAATAATCTGAAAGCTCTCTCAAGTAGGGGTGCTTTAACCCCTGAAATGTATGCCCAAGCGAGAGAAGAACTTGGTAAATACGAGGGGGTATCGGCTGAAAAATTTGACTCGGTGATGAAAAAAAACCGAATCCGGCCCTCAAACTAATTAAAATATCTTAAAGACATGGCTGAACCACAATTTCCAGTTGCAAGCGACGATTTCTTTAATCGTGACATCAAACCACTAAGGAACACTTTTGGTTTAACGAGTAGGGAGAGTAGCTCCATCACACAGTTTGAAACTCAAGAACTCCAACCTCAATTACAGCAGATGATGCAGTTGCGTTCGCAACTATTGAGAGAAAGAAATTCTGAGTTGGCTTATCAAAGAGGCTTACTAGAGTTCGAAGAAAAGAAACGGCTGGCACAAGAAGAAATAAATTTCGGGGAGAGAACAGAAGAGATTACAAAATCTCTAAATAACATTATCGAAGATCCAACTAAAAATAATTTCCAAAAACAAAGAGAGATTGCCGCATTCGGTATGAAGAATGCCCAGATATTAAGTAAGTTCCCAGCAGCTAGTATAATATTTAAATCAGCAGAGAACTCATTGAAGACGCGCCAAGCTGAAGCTGATGCCGCAGATAAAAATTTACAGTCTACATCTAGGGCAGCTACTGTTGGTATCGACCCTAAGATATTTAAGGAGAGTATTAATTCTGACGGAGTGGTTACCGATGCAGAAGCAATGGAAGAAAGAATCAACCAAGCTAGTTGGGATAGGGGACAAGCTGCTGCTACAAGCAGAGGTGCCGCTGCGAATAAAGCTAAGTTTGATGCCGAAGAAAAAAGACTGGATAATGAACTCAAGTTATCTAACAGCGAGTATGACTCTATAGAGAAAGCAATAACTGCCATCGAAGATGGCGTACAGTTGCAAATTAGTGATAAAGAAAACCCCACCGATTACGCAGCTAGGGTAAAAACAGAAAAGATTAATCGTATTAAAAAGCTTTCAATCAGTGATGGCAGAACACTAGGTGAGCTTGGTGTTACTGACCCCGCTTCAGCAATGGCGCAAATTAGTAAGTTAAGGATGGCAGCGATCGCCGCGAGAAGATCATCTTCACAAGCACGAGCAACGCAAAATGCAGTAACAGCTCCCAACGGGGCTGGTGCATCCCTTAACCAGCCACAGCCTCAGCAAACCATCCCAATACCTGCTGGTATGACACCAGATCAGCTTCAACAATTGCAACAATTGCTAGAATCCTTTCAATAACAGTAAACCAAACAACACATAACCGCTTCTGCTATGACAGACCCAAGCAACTTAAACTCACCCTTCGTCGAAACAACCTACCAAGATTGGTCTTCCGCAAACCCGTATGAAAACCCTCTCGAAAGTTATGGGAGGTACACTGAGAACGTCAGAAATGAATACTTAGACGCAGGCAAGTATGACGAAATAGTAGAAAAGCAACTTAACTATAACCTCAGTCGAGTTTTAAGTAGTGAAGGAATACTTAATGAGGAAAACGCAGAGGAGATTGGGGACACAATCAGTTCTTTCTCTAAGCTAGATTTAGGGTCTTCCATAAAAACACTTCTTGATGAAGAAGATCCTGAGAACCAATACTTATCTGATGAAGATAAGCAGAAGTTCAACTTATATGCTACTGCCCAAGAAGTAGATGAAGACGCATCACCATTTGATATTGATCCAGAACAAGCTTTGGAGCTATCTGAGATTGTTCGTAAGGCAAATGAAAAGAAGTTTACTGATAAGTTTAAAAGAGGGGAACTGCTCGCAGCAGTAATTGAGGACGAAGAAGGGAATGAATTTTTTCTAGGTGGCGATATCCCAGAAGGGATGACCGAATCAGAAGTCATCAAGGAATCTGCTAAGTATGGTGTAACCCCTAAACATTTATTTAATTTACGCTACAAGAGGGAAGAACACCCACAAGGCAAAGGTCTTAAGAGGTATGAAGTAGACCAAAGACTTCTAGCGGAACGTGAGGTAAGAGAAGTTCTTGAGAACATTGACCCAGCTAACAAGGCAGCTCTATACGGGTTGGCTAAAAACTACGGGGAGAATGCAACTTGGGATAACTTTGATAAGTTTAACGACTGGGCGACAGATGGGTTCGGAGACTTCCTTCGTACGTTCCGCATAGGGTGGAATGATTTGGTGGGGGATGATGAGGAGCGTGACGAACTTATAGACGATAGCTTTAAGGATACCCTTGAAGAACATTATCAAGAAAGGACGGACATAGCTAAACTTCAACTTATCGGAGATTTGTCTAGGGCCACTGGTTTCAGTGGGGAATTATTAGAGGACGTAGTTAGTGAGCTAATAGTTAAGTATGCTTTCGAAGGTGACGCAAAAGAGAACGTTAAGCCGTTTCTCAAGTATACTGATAACGCCGAAGAGTTGGGGCAAAATGTATATCAGACAAGGTATAGTGGAGTTCTTGTAGCTAATGAACTGATGCTATCCCCCGTTGAATTTAGAGCGGCTTTAAAGCAAGCTAACGTAACCGAAGCTGAGGCAGCTCAAGCGGAGGCCCAAAGACAACTAGCCGTAGTAGATAACTTCGAAAGAATCTCTGGCCTTTTAAGTAAAGACGATGCGTTCTCTGAAGAATGGGGAGACGCATTGATTGAAGGAAGGCAGTTGGGGTTATCCAACTCTTCAATCTTAGAGAAGTTTAAAGCCGAATTTGATTTCAGCCCAACACTGCACAGGCTTAAAGGAGTAGGGAGTAGCGTCTGGGAAGGGCTAACATCTATTGCTTACGGCGTAGGTGCTGCCATGGACACTGACTGGGGGCGTGAAGGTTTGCTTGAGATTGCAGAAGACAACGCACACGACAGAGAAGTAGCCAAAGTATTTGGGTTAGAAATGGGGGGAGGGCAGGATTTTGCTGAAGCTATTGCCCCATTATTTGCAGATGCTCTTGTCACAGCTGGACTTGTTATTCTAACTAAGCCCACTGCTGGCACCAGTTTAGCAGCATTAGCATCCTATACTGGAGCTAAAGCAACAGCTTCAGCTTCTGCTAGGGTTGTAATATCAGCAGCTTCTAGGGGGATGTTGAAGACAGTGGGTAAAGAAACTGTCGAGCAGGCAGCTCAAAGGGTATTAAAATCAGGGGCCTTAAAAGGTGCAACCAAAGAAAGAACTCTCGCCGTTGTTAAAGCATACAATGGAAACATCGCTTCGAAACTTGGAGTCGGAACCGCTGCGTTTATTCCTGCCGCTACCAGATCAGGTGCTAATACTTATGGTGCAGTGTATAAAACAGTATCAGATGATTTAACCCTTAAGCATAAAGGACAAGATGGGCAATGGGAAGAAGGGTGGAGTGAAGACAGAGTAAAAGAAGAATCTCACGATAAAGCATTTGGGTCTGCATTAACAGCAGGAACAATAACTGGTTTATTAACGTCTACTTTCTCCGCTCTGGGTAAGGGTGGTTTGGAAGATGCGTTCCTTCAGGGGATGAGCTTCCGTCAGATGAGGCAGATTACTTCTAATGTCCTTGGTCGAAATGTGGGGGATGATACTTTCAAAGAGTTAATAAAGAAAGCACTTAAGAAAGTAACTCGCAAACACGCATTGATTGCAGCACCCACTAAGTTTGCAAAGTCATCATTGGATGAAGGATTTGAAGAAGGACTAGACGAGTTCTTCAACATCATGGTTCAAGACATTTACACGAACCAAGACACGGAGATGTTTGATAGGATGCAGCAAGTCTGGCACGGTTTCGTGTTGGGGGCTGCGCTGGGTGGGGCAGGTAATATCGTTAGCAAGGCCGCTAAAAACATCGCCCCTAATAAATTCCTAGACAGGGGGGCCGCTGCACAAGTGGAGCAAGAAGTATTTAAACAGTTTGAAGCTGACGTAGAAGCTGAAGGACTTGGTGCTCAACTGAGGGAATCAGGATCTCCCGCTACGGCGGCAGAAGCAGAGAGACAAGTAAGACAATACAAAAGATCAGAGCGTCCTGAGATGGAGGCACGTTTATCCTCCGCCGCAATTGATGAAGAAGAAGACGCAGTATCCGAAGCGGACGTAATAATTGATGAGGAAACCAAAGAACTAACTCAAGAAGATTTAGACAGACTTAATTATGAATTGCAGACAGAGGTAACTAGCGAGGCTATCCAAGCGGAGATAGCAAATATGCAGGCACAGAATCTTCAACAGGGCAACAACCCTGATGTCGAGGGCACTGCTGCTGAACAAGCGTTAGCAGATTCAGAAGGAACAGCCGTAGCTGGTAGTGTTGCAATTACTTCTCAGCATACAGCTAAGAAAATAAACCAAGATTACAAACAAGATTACGAGGCCACACTACTCTCAGTAGATGCGAAGAGGAAGCTCCATCAAAAAATGGAGAAGCGCATCATGGCTCTATCAGGCAACCCTGCCATTAGGGCTACCAGAGAACTCAAGCTCGCTGAGAATGAGGGCCGTGCCTTCTCAAGGAAGAAGGCAGCTTTCATGCGGATGAAGGCAAAGGAAACTCTCGACGCAAACTTAGTTAAACAAGCTGAGTCAGACGCCAAGGGCACGAAAGAAATAAAAGCAGCAGGTATAGACCCTCTCGTTAATGCGGGTTTTGCACATCAACTTACCGTAGACCAGCTAGAACGTTTGGGTGTGTCCACTAATAAAATGGATAGGGCAGCCTTGAACACTTTGGGTAAGGAACTGAAGAAGAGGATTCAAGAAAAGTATCCGGTTCAAACAGACTCCTTCACCAAGAAGGCTAGTTCAATGCCTAAGGTTTATGGGGGTCAGGGCAAAGTTTTCTTAGACGAAAAAGGGAATGGTATTTTTAATAATGACCCAGTAGCTATGCTCACTTTCTTGGAGAGTGGCATCCCTATTCCTGTCCCCTCAACCGCTATAGATAGTGGGACTCTTAATCCTTCTTTCGAACTCTCGACTGGATCGGGCCAGCGTTATGTTACAGACATTAGGGTTCAGGAATCAGGAGGCACAGTGTCTGCGAATACAGCGTTTAACAAAGTTGGTGTGCTGGAAGAAGACTACTCTGTTATTGCTAATCTTGCGAGCCGACTTAATGAGCTGAAACAAAATGTTAACCTCAATCAACTTGAGGATCTTAAAGTTGTTAACCCGTTTAACACTAGAACCAAGAGCATTAAGCTATCCACTATCTACGACAGGGTAAAAGATTTCAATACGTTCACTAATATATTTGAGAACATTTACGCTACAGACAGTTCCTACAAAGGAATGTCCAAAGCATTCAAGGATACAGCAAACATAGCTGCCAGCCTTGAGATGCAGATTTCTGTTCTTGAGTACGCACAGAATGTTTCTGCTAATGCAGAAGTAGACCCCGTCCCATTCAACGCTTCTGAAGTCTTGAGAAGACAGGGCAAGTATGCAATGGGTCAGCAGGTCGCTAGAAAGAAGAGAGCCACTAGAAGTTTTGTAAGTGTGCTCGACCCCAACAGCAAACTCTACCAGAGCACCAACGTTGGAGAGGTGGCAAAAGATAATTACGTAGCACCAAAGCCTAACCCACTCCCACCCTTACCAACTAGAAAGGTCAAAGACTATGGTGAGACATTGATTGAAGAGGGGGTAGAAGCTATGAAGGGCAGCACCGAATTGCTCGCTAGAGTAGCAAAGGTAGTCAACGAGGAATATCATAATGATGCTGGCAGGGCTTTCGACTTAGAACCAGATGAGTTGTTTGACGAACTTATCCAGTTTGTTTCTAAAGGTGCTTTCAATAACAACCAACCTCTTGTTGACCTACAGTCAGACTTGAAGCGTGGATTGTTTGGGGGACAAGGTCAGACAGTTCGCAAGGTTTTCAGGACGCTTAGTCTGATGAACCCTAACGTTGATGTGTCTATCGAAAATGATCCTGCCTTCCTACAAGAATTTAAGGCAGACCTACAGCAAATAGCTGGTGCTGATTACACCGTTACAGATGATCAAGTAGTTACTTTCTATACCGACATATCGATGTCTCAAGAGGCCAACCACCAACGAGCTATTGTCAATGGCAGGTCAATGGACATAAACGAATCCATTAACCGGACACACTTGGAAGGGTTGGGTATTTCGGACAATAGTCCAGAGGGAGTTATTAATGCGCTTGAGAAACTAACTACTTTCAAGAATAAGAAATCTGCGCTTAGTCCTCTAGGTGCCGCAGCTGAAGTCTTCTTAATCGACACAGCCTTTATCAGGAAGATTAAGTTTTCTTTCGAGGCAACTGCTGCCAACTACGCAGGTAAAACTTACACAGATAGAAATGGTGTAACGAATATCGTCATCAATATTGCGAGGGATGCAGAGGGTGGCGTAGCTCAAACACTAGTTCATGAATTATCACACGCGTTTACTAACCGTGTCATTGATCTACCTGCTGAAGCAAGAACACCTGAGCAGAACAACGCAATCAACAGAGTTGAGTCGTTGATTAAGTTGCTAAGGAAGAGGGCTGCTAGGGAGAATGCACCCGACTCCGTTCTTTATGGGCTAACAAACATAGAAGAATTTTCAGCTGCCATAATGACATCCCGTGACTTCCAAACTTTCTTGAGTGGGATGAAAGTAGGGGAAGGTCAGAGAAGCTTTTTAGCTCGTGCTCTTGAGGCCATCTCTAGGCTAATTGCAAGAGCTGGCAAGGCGCAAGCTAAGGCTGATAAAGCAATGCAGGATGTTCTCACACTCGTGGGTAAGCGTGAGTTCCCTGATCCTGAATCAAGAACAGGATTCACAAACCATGTTGCAGCGACTGTCAACCGAAGGCAGACCAGCCGATCAAGGTTAGCTACCAGTATTGGGATGGCAGAAGATATCACTGTCAACGAAGCTCTCGATAATGCTGCTGTAGAATACTTCTCTTTCGTAGTCGATTACGTGCCAGATGAAATTAACGTAGTCATGGATAACACCACTGACGTTATCGCTGAGTGGGACGCAGAAACAGAGTCTATTATCTTCAATGGAAGAAGGGCTGCTGCAAAAGTAAATCAAATGGTAGCGGCAGTAGGTGGCGCACCAATCCGAAGAGATCACATCTTGGCAGCAATCCTTAATGAAGAGGTCGCACACGTTGCTTCATTCGCTCGCTTATCTAAAGCGGAGATTCAAGAACTCATGGCGAGCCTGAATGACGTTGATGCTCAGAGTATCATCGAACAGTATTACCCAGAGGGTGAGAGAGCAGCAGCTTTAGAAAGATTCAGGAGTGAAGATGCAGCTGTAAGCGAAGGGGAAAGATTTATTCTTGTAGAAGAACAACTACGAATCCACGTACAAAAAGTATTGCGAGGATCTGAGACTAATGAGCAGGTTAACTTCTTATTAGAGAACCCAACTACGCTCGGTACTGTTAAAGCGTATTTCAAGAATTATCTTACCAAGATAACATACGCTAGAAAACTTAAGGACGTATCCCCTGAAATGAGGGACGCAGTAAACAGAGTGGTAGCTGAGGTGCGAGCTATGGAGGCAGGGTATAGACTCACCCCTAATGGTATGCACTTTGATATCAACAACCCTGAGGGTGGTCTTAACCAGATTCTTAAACAGTTGGAGATGCATCAGTCCATCACCCCACGAGAGGATGACGATACTGCCAGCCTGCAATCAAGACTTGGGTCTGACACAGACCTTAAGTTATCTGACTTTGATGTAGACTCTTTCCCAAGTGAGTTTGATTTATTTAAGACCAAGGGTGGCAAGATTAAAGGTGCCCCTCCCCAAGTAAAATCAAACAAGGGGGTAGAGAAGCTAATGGATAGGCTCAAGCAACTGACCATAGAGGGATCTGTGGGTAGGTTCTGGTATGAAGACGCCGCCGACAAGATCTTAGAGATTAGTAATGGAGACTTAGTAGAAGCAGAAAAGTTCACCGCCCTTCTCGCTATCTACTCACCACAGACAGGGGTTGAAGTTAATACTTACTTTGCTGTTCGTGCGTATGAACAACACGCGAACGGAGTTTCTCGTGAAGATTATCAAGTTAAAACAAAAGTGCAGGATGACAAAGCGAGGGCAGTTCTGTATGACACAGCACCTTGGAAGGGTCGTAAGACGGATAACTTCTACAAGAACTTAATGTTCCATTTAGTTTCGAAAGCATCTCCTGAGGATTTAGCTTCGATGCAGATAGACACAGAGTTTCTTAATGATATCCAGCAGCCAGTAACCGTAGACATGTGGGTTTACAGAGCCATGGGTTACGACACCATTGGGCTTACAGATGATAAAGGACAAGGTGCTTTCGGGTTTTCTGAAAAACTAATCAACAGACTTGCATATGCTCTCAATCAAAACAGGGCACCTGAAGCTGCTCCCTACCAAGCACACCAGATACAGGCTATGCTTTGGACTGCGATTAAAGCTAGGTCAGAAGATAAAGATGTTAAAAAGAAGACCGAAGCTCAGAGTATAAGGGCAGGAGATCTTAAAATAATTTACCCTCAAGGTAAGAAGACCAGAAAATTCCCAAGCAAAGAAGGCGAGCGTAAGCACCAGCTTAGGTGGACAAAGAACGCACTCGCCGCAGAAGGGGTAGACTTTCTCGAAGCATCTCGCTCGTTTGATTACTTCGTTAACTCAATGGGACTCACGGCAACGTGGGAAGTTATTGCTTCTGAGCAAACACCAATAGGTAAGAAGCTTGCAGCTATGACTACCGAGCAGAAGAGGTCATTCACTGAGCAGGCTATGCAACTTATTGTAGATCCTGTTACTGGTGAGGACACCCTTGCTAGAGATTTAGGCATAGCAATATCTACAGCTAAAATGTCTATGGGTGGTTACGCTGGTGGAGTAACTCCGAATGTGTTGTCCACGCTTTACCCTAATAAACCAGCAGGTGATTACGATGATGACGCGATCCGCTCTTACTCCAGATCACTACAGTATATCTTCATGCAGGATGCTGTGCCGTGGTCTCGTCTAGTTAAGACAACCAAAGAAGACTTACATTACAAAGTAGTAAATGAGAATGGGAGAACCATACGCAAGTTTGATTCTCAAGGGGCTGCGGAAGACTACGCAGCTAAAGCTGAGAAAGATTATACAGTCGTAGGCGGGGAACAATCATCCGGCATTAACTTGGCTTTTGATGGAGAGCTTACTGAAAACAAACTACAGGAAATACAAGACTACCTGTCATCAGTAAACTCAGATTTAGGGTTAACCCAGATTTCTGATAACGAAGTTATTGTGGTTAACTATAAGATGGATTACAATAATATGCTGCCTGTCTTGACAGACGAAGAATTTGCTAATAAAATAATTGAAAGATATGGAAAAGAAACAGAACAAACCTACTTCACAACAGTCGGAGAATACGGATACCACGACTGGGCGACCGACAATGAAGGAGCTGCTATCCTCGAAACCAGTCCCCGATTCACACCCGATGTTCAAGAGAGGGTTCGTGATCGGAGGGAGAGGTTTCTCCAAATCTCGACGGACACAGAAGGAACAGTAACCCCAAGGTTACAATCGCGCCACGGTGCGAACTCCTATATACCTAAGGAGATAGACGCTGATACTGTAGACTTCAGCAACTGGGTTGAGATGCTTGACATCCCACTCATGGAGTTTGGAACTTACAAATCTCCATCCACTTTATTTGGTAAGTTAATCAAAGGGTATGCTGACCGTGACCTCATTCGTCTGAAGGAGGAGCGTGATTCTTATGTAAGAGAAGCTAAGAAACTCGGTGAAGATTTTAAACAGAAGCACGACAGGTTAATCAAAGAAGAGGCGGCCAACGGGGTAGAGATACCACCAGAACTCATCTCTCGTGCGTCTGGTTCAAACCAAGGAACTCAGTTAACGGATGAACAAGCTGATAGTGTTGAAGCTCGATTTGATAAAGAACGAGCCAAAGCTAACAGGGCAACTGACCCAAAGAAGCGGAACTTGTTACTGGCTATCGCTGAAAAAAACAAAGTAGAAAACACCAAGAACCTACGCAAAGAAAACAGGAAGGCATTACTGGCTGACAGGGATCAGGCACTGAAGGATCTCTTGGCGATCTCGTCAAGGGCACACACAATGATTCTTGATCTCCGTAAGTTGATCGATGATCTATCTGCCCAAGGCAACGAATTATTTAGTGACTTCATCCAAGGTAAGGATGAGTTCAATGCTGTGTTCGATATGAACGGCGGCCTCTACATCACGAGAAGATACCGTATGTTTGAGGACAATGATTACTTGGCTAGGGTTCGTGATGAATCAGACCCGACTTATACTCAACAGAGACAGGACGCCATCAACTTCTTCTCCAAACAATACATGGATTACCATGTAGCACGGGAGATGGATAAAGGACTCAGTAAAAAGGATGCACGATTCAATGTGCAATTAGAATTAGAACAGAAAGGATCTTCTGCCAGAACGAAAGGCAAGGACTTGATGACTGAGTTCCTTAACTCATATGAGAAGAATGCAATTACCAAGGAGCTAGATATCTATGAATCGGCAGATGGTGGGCGCAGCATTATGATGAACGAGAAGAAGTTCAAAGGCAGCGTCCTCAATGCACTTGCTAAGAATCTTAATCAGAAACAGAACATCCCATCGCCAATAAGAAGATTGCTTGGCGAGTATGGAGATGAGTCAGCAGCTGGTAACTTAAGCCACACTCTTGTCCATACCGCTACAGTCATGGCTAACCAATCCTTCTTTAACCGAGTTGTTGAGTATGGGAGTAAGGGTGATAACCCTTGGTTAGTTACGGAGGAGATGATCCAAGAAGATCTAGAACTTCCAGTGTCCCAGCAAAAGTATACGGGTTGGCAAAAGCTTAAAGCTGATGGAGGCCCAATGGATTGGAACCCCCTCAAAGGTTACTATACCAAGAAAGAAATCGTTAAGGACTTCGATGATCTAATCAACATGTCCAAGGCAGAGGTCGCTACCAAAGAGACAAGCAGCCCATCTGTGTATGTTGCAAGTAAACTATTAGGGTATCTCCACAGAGCTACTGGATTATCTTTGGCGGCTAAGACTCTTGGTTCAGTAGGATTCTATGTTCGAAACATGTTAGGTAACGCCATGTTCTTTGGCCCAATGCAGGGTTACGTAGGCGGAGTTGGTAAAGCATTCGGGGAAGGTGTGGGCGTAGGAGCGGCATTCTTTGGGGACGCAGAAAACAGCAAGTCACAGATAGTCAGAGCCGCCTTAGGATCTAGGGCAGCTATGGATGCAGAGCTTACAGTCTTAGCTTCGATGAATGTATTCGGAGACGAACTGGAAGCCAACCTCTTAAGAGATTTACTTACAGGACAGCTGACCATACCTTCCGCAGAAAACAAACTTGCTGGTATCGCAAAGAAGGTAGAGGACAAATTAAAGATAGGGAAGAAAGCTTACGACGAAGCAGTGGCTACTGCCACTAGGCTCGCTTCTGCAATGGACGCTTACTACAAGATTGGATTATATGAGTTTGAACTAGACACATTGTTGAGAGCAGCTAAGGCGGATCCAAAAGGTGGGGAGTTTGCAAAACTACTAGATGCTGATGGTAATCCTTCAGTTAACATGAAGAGAGCAGCGGCCATCAAAGTTAAGAAAACATCCCAAGCTTATAGCCAAGCACCCCCAATAATCAAAGGGCTTACTCGCCACCCAGTTGGGGTGTTGATAGCTCCATACGTAAGGTTCGCGGCAGAGATTCCTAGAGTTACTTTGAATACCATCTCTTTAATTAGGGAAGAAAAGAGGCAGGGAAAAACAAACCCTGTCATGAGGGCACGTTACATGAAGAGAGTGGCAGGCATGCTAAGTACAATGTCCTTCACGTTCGCAGTGCCAATATTCCTCAAGATGTTAGCTGAAATAGGTGAAGACGAAGATGAAGCTTTGAGGTTGGGCATGCCTTTCTACTTGAGAGATCACACCTTCTACTACCTCAAAGAAAAGGACGGGGATATATGGTCATTAGATCTCACATACCTCAACCCCTTCTCAGTTATTGCTGACCCAGTAGCCAGATCTTTTGAAACACTATTCGACGAGGGGGAGATCAATCCTGTTGAGGCAGGGTCAGAACTACTTGGTGGTTTGTTTAGACCTTACTTCAACGAGCAGATATTATCGGGTGCTGTAACGGATGTCGTTACAAATGAAAATCAATATGGTAATAAGATAAGATACGGGGATGACATGGGTAAGAACTTCCTAAGAAGTTTCAAATATGTCTGGGAGAAAGCTTATGAGCCTAGATCATTAGCAAAACTTCGCCAGACTTTCAGAGCAATAGAAGGGGACAACCCTTCGAACGATATGTTTGCCAGCCCACTAGGACTTATCTTCGGTGAACTCCTACCAGTAAAACCATACAAGGTAGACCTCAACAGTAACCTTAGGAATTATCTGAAAGCACACACAGATGATTACAGAGAAATAAACTCAAAGCAAAACGCTTTGCTCAGTCCTAAGACCAGTATGTTGGATGGTGATATATACAATATCTACGATGACATCCACAATACTCGACTAAGTTTGAACAATGATTTCCGAAGAATCACGAGGGCTTACAACAACTTAGGCGTAAGCTGGAGTGAGATCCAAGCACAAGCGAAGTCGCGAGGCGTTAGCAAAGAACGATTAACAATGAACTACAACGGCTGGATGAATAAACCTGTCTTATCTAAGTTCATAGAAGAAAGGTTACAGGCAACCGAAACAGGTAGATCAAGATCCCGTAAGTTCTTTAACTACTCAAATAAAGACGAAAGATA